AAGAACCAGATAATACTAATGTGCCACCTGATACGGCAACTGAATCTACAGGTATGATGACTCAACAGTCTGGTGATATGCCTTCAGATATACAAGCTATAGACGAAGGAATAGAAACAGTTTAGTATCAGCCCACAAATTATGGAAATGAGCTACCCTTATCCATAAGGCACTCAACCTAAGAGAAAAAAATGGAAAATGAAGAAAACACGGCAGTTGAAGTTTCTAATGAAGTAGAAACTAAAACTGAAAAACCTAAACTTTTTAAAAAACCAAAAGCAAAACCTTATAGTAAACATCAAGAAGATGACGATGCTGAAACTGAAGCATTTGCTAAAGGTGAATTAGAAAAGTTTAATCGAGAGAAAGCAGAAACAGCAACCGTTCAACAGGACACTGAAGCATCAGAAGAAATTGCAAGCTCAGATGGTAAAGCTACTCCTTCAACTGAACGCCCTGAAAATGCCGAAGAACGTGTCTTTAAGAAACGTTATGACGATTTAAAAAGACACTATGATTCTACACTCGGAAAGCATAAAGATGAAGTTCGTACTTTAAGAACTCAATTAGAACAATCATCTAAACAGTTTGTTCCACCTAAGTCTAAAGATGAATTAGAGGCTTGGAGAAAAGAGTATCCTGATGTATATGATATGGTTGAAACCATAGCTATGACAAAAGCTGATACTAGAGCAAAAGAGATGGAGGATAAATACCAAAATCTTCAAGTTCAACAAGAACAAATTAGTAGAGAAAAAGCTGAAGTAGAATTGTTAAAAGCACATCCTGATTTTCAAGACATTCGTCAAAAAGATGAATTTCATGAATGGGCTGCTAAACAAGATCCTATTATACAAGGTTGGTTATATGAAAATACAGCCAACGCATCATTAGCTGGAAGAGCTATTGATTTATATAAAATGGATGCTGGTGTTAGTAAGCTTTCAAAAAAACAGGAAACAGCTGTTAAGAAAGAAGCAGCTAAAGCTATAACAAAAACTACTAAAGCTACTGAAACAGCATTACCTAAAAAGAAAGTTTGGTCTAATGCTGAAATTTCTAAGATGAATGTTCGTGAGTATGCTAAATATGAAGAAGAAATCGATAAAGCTGTAAGAGAAGGTAGAATCCAACCTTAATACTAACAATATAATTGGAGGCTAACACATGGCTACAATGGGACTTGCTTCTGGCTATCAAAATTTACCATCAGGTAATTGGGTACCAGCAGTATATAGTCAAAAGGTTCAAAAGTTTTTCAGACGTGCATCAGTTGTTGAAGATATTACTAACACTGATTACGCTGGAGAAATTGAAAATTTTGGCGACACGGTAAATATCGTGAAAGAGCCCTCAATTACTGTGAGTGACTACGCTAGAGGTCAAACTGTAAACACACAAACTTTGGCAGATGATAAGTTACAACTTACTGTCGACCAAGGTTCATACTTTGCGTTTAAAGTAGATGACATCGAAGAAAGACAATCACATGTAAATTGGGAAGCTCTTGCAACTTCTTCAGGTGCTTATTCACTGAAAAAGAACTACGACTACAATGTATTAAAAAACATTTATGACAACGCTTCAACATCAGCAGCGAACACTGGAACAGACGGTTCGCCAATTGATGGAGATGCTGCGGCAGATACATTAGCAGATGTTATATCAGCTGCTAAGACAGTTCTTGATGGGAATGACGTACCAGAAGAAAACAGATGGTTAGTTGCACCACCAGCTTTTTACAAGCAATTGAGAAAAGCAGGTGCAAAGATTATGGATCAATCAGTTATGGCTGATGGTTCTGCATCTTCTATGAGAAATGGTATGGTAACAGATAGACCTTTATTTGGGTTTAGACTTTACTCTACAAACGCAATTGCGGTTTCAAGTGGAGCAGCAGCATCTAAAACGTTTGGATCAGCAGGATCTAATGAGTATGCGTTTCTTTATGGGCACCAAGGTGCAGTTGCTACGGCAAACCATATTGCAAAAACAGAACTTATCAGAGACCCTGATTCATTTTCAGACATCGTGAGA